GTTACCTTACCCTCGATCTTCGAGTGCGGTGAAGTTTTTCCCAGCCTGGGAAAAAGGGAAACAGGCGCCGCATGACTGAAGAACAAACAACGAGCACCGACAAGATCAAGGACATCCAGAAGAAGGTCAGGAAGCGAGCGGAAGCTGAGGCTACGCAATACCCACAGCCAAACGGAGACGGCAAACTCAGCTCACGCTTTATCGAGGAATGCCTGTATGCCAACGAGCTGGGAGATGGGATCCTATACGCCACGATCCAGGAGGGAAAGTACCTCTATAACTGCTCGGCCGCTGAGTGGATGAGGTGGGCCGGCCATCATTGGGACCGGGATCTCACGGACACGGCCCTGGCTGCCACCGAGGACGTGGTCGATCTGCTGCTCAAGGAAATCGAAACCATCTCGGGTTGGATAGGGACCGCGATCCAGCAGAAAGACAACGGCAGGCAAAAGGAGCTTGAGAGCAAACGAGACATGATCACTCGGCGGATCTACCGCTTCCGGACGGATAAGGGACGGAACGCAACGCTCAAATTTTCGCGGACATGCAGGGACCCGATCAGCATACGCGGCGACGAGCTGGACAGGTCGCCCTGGCTGCTCGCGTGTCCCAACGGCGTGATCGATCTCCGGACCGGGAAATTCAGGGAAGGGAGAAGGGACGATCTCCTCTTCCGGGCGACCTCCACGGAGTGGCAAGGGCTGGATACGCCGGCGCCGGAGTTCGAAGTTTGGCTGAAGGAAGTGCTCAGCGCCGACGAAGATCTTATAGCTTTTACGCAGCGCGTGCTTGGGTACGCGCTCACGGGGCTTACCTATGAGCACATCCTGCTCGTGCTCTGGGGAGGAGGGCGAAACGGAAAGGGGACTTTGGTTGAGCTGCTCTCCTACGTGCTCGGCCCTTTGGCCGGCCCGATCCAGGCCGAAATGCTGCTCGATCAGGGGAAAAGCCGCAGCTCCGCAGGGCCGAGTCCGGACATCATGGGGCTCAGGGGCCTCAGAGTCGCCTTCGCCTCAGAGACGGACGAGAACCGCAAGTTCAGCCCGGCTAGGGTGAAGTGGCTAAGCGGCGGCGACACCCTCGTGGGCAGACACCCGCACGACAAATACGAGATACGATTTGAGCCAACCCACACACTGGTGTTGATGACCAACCACAAGCCCAGCGCACCGGATACAGATTTCGCGTTCTGGGAGCGGGTGCGGCTGATCCCGTTCAAGCTCGCCTTCGTGGATCGGGAACCTTCGGCGGCCAACGAGCGCCGGGCCAAGAAGGGAATGGTGGATGAGTTGAAGAAAGAAGCCGCAGGAATCCTGGCCTGGCTCGTGCGCGGGTGTCTGGCCTACCAGGAGCGGGGACTTGATCCACCGCTCGCCGTCAAAGAGGCGACGGCCGACTGGCAGAAGGCCGAGAATGAGATCCTAGACTTTTTGGAGGACTACTGTAAGCGGGATGAGATGGCCAAGGTTCAGGCCACCGTGCTCTATGACAATTTCAACCGGTGGTTCAAGGTCAACAGGAGCCGAAAAGGAGTATCACAGAGCATGTTCGGGCGGATCATGGGTAAGCGGTTCGGGAAGAAAAAAGAGGTAGGCATTGTCTACTATATCGGCCTTGAATTGATAAAACGAGTGCCAGACCTGGAAGAGGACGGAAAAGAGGACGGAAATGAAGATGGAAAGCTTTTTTAGAAAACAAACTGTCTACAGCCGGTCTAATAAAATCAGACACTTACAAAGGCTCTGTAGACAGTTGGAGGGTTGGCTCTACCATTACTCCATTTCTAAATATTCTATTTTCTTTTTACTTTTATGTTTTTAACTATCTACTACTATCCAGAAAGTAGATAAATATATGATATTATTAAAGAAAAGACGTAGACAGTGGTAAATAAATACCGTCTACAAACTGTCTACAGAAAAAGCGAACTGTCTACAGGAAATTCATGAATATTCTCGATCTTTTTTACCGACACGGAATCCAGTTGAAGAAGGCCGGAACCACTCACGGCGGGGAGTACCAGGGCCCATGCCCATGGTGCGGCGGGACTGACCGATTTCACGCCTGGCCGGAACAGAACACGGTGGACAAATCGGGCCGACCGGTTTCTTGCTCAGGCCGCTACTGGTGCCGCCCAGGCCTCGGGCACTGCGGGAAGGCCGGGGACGCGATCCAGTTCCTGATCGACCACGAGCAGCTCACGTTCAAAGAAGCTTGCTCACGGCTCGGGCAGCGGATGGAGCAGGTGGACAACCACCGCTACCCGGCGAAGCCGCATCCTGCGCCGGGCTGGCAGCCGGTGGATCGGGAAGCGCCGGCCATGAGCTGGGCCGAGCATGCAACGAAGCTCGTGTTCTGGGCATACGAGCAGATATTCGAACACACCGCGGCGCTCGATTACCTCCAGGGCCGCGGGATCCGGGAGGAGACGTTGCTTACTTACGGGCTCGGATGGAACCCCGGCAAGAATGGACAAGGACTCTACAAAAGCAGGGAGGCATGGGGACTGTTGGCTGAAAGGAGTGAGAAAACGGGCAAGCCGCGTCCATTGTGGCTGCCCATCGGCTGGGTGATCCCGTATATCCAGGGAGACCGGGTTGTGCGCGTACGCATCCGGCAGGTGGACGGCGCCGAGTTCGGCCCACGCTATTACATTGTGCCAGGAGGCTCGTCGGCTACGATGGTGATCGAGCCGCAGCGCCCCGGGTACCGGGACGTGTACGTAATTGTGGAGGCGGAGCTGGACGCGATCCTGATTGCGCAGGAGGCTTCGGACCTGGTGGGGGTGATGGCGCTGGGGTCGTCATCGACCAGGCCGGACCGGATCGCCACGGCAAAGTTGAATAGGGCGGCGCACATCCTGAATGCGCTGGACGCGGACGGCGCGGGGGAAAAAGAATCGGGTAAGTGGTGGCGGGAGAATTATCCCGATGCGGTGCGGTGGCCGGTGCCTGAAGGGAAAGATCCGGGGGACGCGCACAAGGCGGGGGTGGATATCCGGGAGTGGATCATGGCGGGACTGCCGGACGGCTTAAAAACAGTGATCGGTAATCAGTCATCAGTAATCAGTAAGGTCAATGGCAAGACATAAAAAAGGGACACAAATGATTCCGACACAAGCACGGCGGGAAGGCATGATGAGGATGGATTATGGATTACATTGAATTTTTGGCATCTAAGAAGCGCCGATACCAAGGACACGGGAAAGAGATTAATGAATCCCAAATTCATCCGAGGCTTTTTGGCTTCCAGAAGCGGGTTACAGCCTGGGCAATCAGAAAGGGCCGGTGCGCCCTCTTTCTGGATACGGGATTAGGAAAAACATTTTGTCAGCTCGAATGGGCGCGGCTCCTTAATGAACCCGCTCTAATTGTTGCGCCTCTCAGTGTAGCCCGTCAGACTGTCAGGGAAGCAAAGAAGATCGATCTGGAAGTGAAATATATCCGCTCAAGAGATGAAATAGACAAGTCCATCTCGATTCACATTACCAACTATGAAATGATTGACCGTGTGACTGATCCCTATTGGCGGGCAATCGTCCTTGACGAAAGTTCAATCCTGAAATCATTTGATGGAAAGACAAGGGGCAAGCTCATCCGTCTTTTCGATGATGTCCCATATCGGCTGGCTTGCACAGCTACTCCTGCTCCGAATGATCAGGTTGAGCTTGGGAACCATACTGAATTTTTGGGAGTGTGTCGCCAAAATGAAATGCTTTCAGAATTTTTCATTCATGCCAATCTTGTAATCGAAAAGCATTATGACAATGGGATCGTGATCCGGCAGAAGCAATCGAACAAGAAGGGAACTGAATGGCGTCTCAGGAATTACGCAAAGCAAGATTTCTATCAGTGGCTTTCATCGTGGGCCATGAGTATGAAAAAGCCGTCAGACCTTGGCTTTGATGATGACGGGTTTATTCTGCCAGCCCTGAATATCAAACCTGTTTTTATTCCCGTGACCTACAAACCTGAAGGCAAGTTGTTTTTTGACACCTTAAAGGGAATTCAAGAACGCGGCAAGGTGCGGCGCGAAACGGTAGAGCCCAAGATTCATAAGGCTTTGGAAATCATAAACAGTAACCAAGATCAATGGATTGTGTGGTGCGGCCTGAATGATGAAAGCACACAGATAACCAAATTAATCGACGGTGCCGTGAACGTTCAAGGCTCAGATAGCCACGAATATAAGGCCGATATGATAGAGGCTTTTCAAGATGGAAAATTCCGGGTCCTGATAACAAAAAGTAAAGTCGCTGGTTTTGGGATGAATTTTCAGAACGCCCACAATATGCTTTTCTTGGGATTGTCTGATTCATGGGAAGCCTATTACCAAAGCATTCGTCGCCAATGGCGATTTGGGCAAACTCAACCCGTCAATGTCTGGATTGTTCTATCCGATGTTGAACGGGCAATCTATGAAAACGTGCTCAGAAAAGAGACGATTGCAACGGGGCTCCATGGGGAGCTCATGAAACTGGTCAAGAACTATGAACTTGAAGAATTGGCAGGGAGGCACAGAATGGATATTCAGCATGAAACAGCGACAACTAAAAGCGATAAGTTCATTGCCATGCTTGGGGATTCATCGGAACGGATGAGAGAGATCCCGGATAATTCAGTTGATCTCTCTGTGTACTCTCCTCCGTTTGCGGATCTGTACACTTACACAAGCACAGAGCGAGACCTTGGCAATTCAAGGAATTGGTCTGAATTCTTCGATCATTATGCCTTTATCATTCGTGAACTTCTCAGAGTCACGAAGCAAGGCCGGAATACCTGTGTTCATACCTCGGACATACCGGCCATGAGCATGAAAGATGGATATATAGGCATTCGTGACTTTCCTGGGGCTGTAATTGCAGCTTATGAAAAAGAGGGTTGGATATTCTATGGCCGGGCGATCGTAACCAAAAACCCGCAGGCGCAAGCAATTAGAACAAAGAGCAAGGCGCTTCTTTTCGCGCAGCTTCGAAAGGATTCATGTGATTCACGGCCTGCTTTGTTGGATCATATTTTGATTTTCAAAAGGCCGGGCTCGCCTGATGTTCCGTGTGAACCCGTCAAGAATAAAGAAATCGACAATGAAAAATGGATTGATTGGGCAGGCGGGATATGGACCGGTATACAGGAATCGGACACCCTGCGATATGCGTCGGCACGGGCCGAGGATGATGAAAAGCATATTTGTCCTTTACAGCTCGGGACCATTGAACGCTGTATCAAACTCTATTCCAATCCTGGTGAAACGGTGTTGA